AGTCTTACGTATTGTATCTACAAATATCTCACTCATGATGTTACTAACCTTCCACCACTTTCAATAGTAATTGTCACACCAGATGCAACTGTTAGTGGACCTGTAACTTGTGCATTCTCTGTGGAAAGTATAGTTACATCTGAATTTAATGTCTGTGCATTTGTTCTAAACAAACCACCTACTTTAAAGTTTCCTCTATTTTCTTCTGCAGGTGTAATAGAACCTCTTGTAGATTCTAAAAAATATACAAAGATATTATTTGTACCACTTGAAGGTGCTGCAGTAAAAGTAAGTGTAGACCCATCAGGAACAGTATAAGCAGATGTATCTTGAACAACACCATCTACTGATACAAGTATATCCTGTACATTTGATATAGTTCTTCCTAATGCAAAAGTAGTATCACTACCATCACCATTAAATCTTACAACTGCAGGTGCTTGTTGAAAAGCAGAAACTACTTTATTACCTATTAAAGTCATTAAGCAATCTCTAAGTAACTTGTTATTACATCTACTGAACTTACTGCACTTGAAGTAATCTTAATTTTATCAGAAGCATTAAGCACAACCTTTTGGTCTCCACCTACTACAACTAGTGATGAGCCTACAGGTATAGGAGCATCCTTAACTAAACGAGCTACTGCTCCTCCATTTATACTTAATTCTGCAGTTACAGTAATTTGTGAAGTTGAAATATTTGATAAACTTAATCCTATAACTGTAGTTGATGTACTTGCAGGACATACATATGCATCAGTAGTTGTTGTACCTACTCCTGCAACTGCTGAAACTTTAAAACTATTTGCCATGATATTTCCTTATTATTACTATATTATACTTGATGTTTTAACCTAATGCAATAGCAAATGGTATAGGGTCTATAGGTGCATTATTAGCTATAGAAGTTGCAAGTGTTGATGATAAATTTGCAACAACTGTATTAATACTTGTAATTGCCTGAGTTCTATTATCTATGGAAGTTGCCATTGTTGCACTTAAATTAGTTATTACAGTATTAATAGAAGTTATAGCTGTAGTACGATTATCAATGCTTGTTGCCATTGTTGAACTAAGGTCTGCAACAACAGTATTAATACTTGTAATTGCATTAGCATTAGTTGTAATATTTGAATTACTATTATTAATGCTTGTAGCGAATGTTGCACTTAGATTTGTTATTACAGTATTAATAGAAGTAATTGCACTTGTTCTATTGTTAATACTAGTTGCCATAGTTGCAGATAAATTATCTACAACTGTATTAATAGAAGTTATAGCATCTAAATTAGTTTTTGTCAAGGCACTTACTGCAACTGCTAAATTATTTACAGAAGTTACAACAGTATTAATACTTGTAATTGCATTAGTATTAGTTGTTATATTTGTATTACTATTATTAATACTTGTTGCCATTGTGGCACTAAGATTGTCTACAACTGTATTAATAGATGTAATTGAATCTAGGTTAGTTTTTGTTAACCCACTTACATTTGCAACAACTGTATTAATAGAAGTTATAGCATCTAAATTAGTTTTTGTCAAGGCACTTACATTTGCAACAACTGTGTTAATAGAAGTTATAGCATTTATATTTGTTGTAATATTTGCATTAGAGTTTGCAATACTTGTTGCCATTGTGGCACTTAAAGCCGCAACTGTTGCACTTGTTGCTACATCTTCACCATCTTTAAATAATCTTGTTGAGTTTAAACTTACTGCAGTAAGATTTGTTGCATTTAAAGAACTTACTGATGTGTCACTAAAACTTATTGTTCCTGCAGTTAAATCAGTTATACTTGCTGTAGATGCTCTTAATATACTTGTATTAACTGTAGTTGCACTTACTGTTCCTACATTTAAATCAGAGTTTAATGTTAAGTTATTAAGTGTTGCATCAGTTGCACTAACTGCTTTCATGTTTGTAGTGCCTGCAATAACTACATCACCACCAATAGATGTATTATTTTCTACTGTAAGAGAAGAACCACTTAATGTACCACCCACAAATGCATTTGCAGAAACTGTGGTTGCAATAGTTACATCAACAACTCTACCATAGCTATCAATATTAAACTTACCTAAAGGTCCATAAGTTGCAGAAGTAACACCTGTAGTTGCAAGAGCTATTGTAGGATTACCTGATGCACCATTTGCATTAGTTATAGATATAGGACTTGTTCCTACAAGAGTTCTTCCTATAAGAGTTCCTGCATTACCTGCATCAATTCCTGTAATTCCTCATAAGTCTGCAATGGTATTTAGTGCAGAAACATTAGCAGTTAAGGTTACACCACCTAGTTGAAATGTACCATTAATATTAACTTTATCTGTTGCAAGCTGTAAAGGTGTTGCATTACCTGCACCTGTCTCTACAGTTATTAATGATGTACTTAAGTCTGAATTACTTGTGTTAACTTGAAGTAAATTCTTATAAGTGTTTGCAATCTTTTGACCTGTAAAATTACTCATATCATATTCCAATACTTATCTGTGTCTTGCCATTCTGTTGTTGCACCTTCCCAATCTAAGTTTCTGTCAACATTAGATTCAGGTCTTACGTCTTTAATAAAGAATGTTTCTGCAATTCTAGGAGTTTTATTCTGAGGATGATTCTTTAAGTCATAGCCACCTTCATAATCTTCAGGACAAACCATAAGTCCATAGCTATTCTTTTTCATCACTCTACGTCTGTATTCAAACCCACAAACGTCACACTCTACTATTACATTCTTTCCAACTGCCATTAATCAGGTAACCAATCTGTAACTGTTACATTCGTTTCAGGCATAGGAGACCTTCTGGTAGGAAACTTTAATGTTTCAATATCTATAGTATTAGGGGATTTGTTTTGAGGATGGTTTTCTAAATCATATCTATCAAAGTCAGTAGGACAAACCATTGCACCATAGCTAGTCTTTTTTAAATCCCTTAATCTATATCTAAAGCCACATACATCACATATGCCTAAAGTTTTTCTTGATGTAGTCATTATATACTAATTTTTGGTTTTATCAAAAGACTTACTCGTTCTCTATCCTCTGTTAATGCTCTTGCAAGTCTTTCTTCATATTCTGTTTTAATCATTGCAATTCTATTCATATCTACATTAGGTCTTTTCATTGACATATAATATGCAACACCTGCAGTTAAACATGGTAAAAATCTTCTTGATATATCAGGTGTCTGTATAGCAGATTTATCAACATCCTGCATATATCTAATTAATTCTACTTTAACTTGGTCTGTGGAATTTTCAGGTAGCGGCCAAAGATAAACTTCAGGATTATCTCTTCCATGTCTTACTGCATACTGCGTAGGTCTACCTGTTTGTTTTTTATTAGGTATTTTTAAAAACTCTTGCATAGATATACGTTCTAGTTGTATATCAGTATTATCTCTATTAACAACTGCTTCTAATACGTCAATGCTTGAAGATGCAAGTGCATATGTAGTTGTACTTACAGAAACTGTAAACACAGAAGTCTCTGCAGTCCATAACATTATGTCTCTGTTTTGCCAATCAGACAACAATAAATTAATTGACCTTCTTGCAGACTTAGGTTCATGCCCTAGTGTAGGCTCACCACCTATCATTTCCATTGCTTCTTGGATGACTTCATCTATATCCATAGAAAAGTCATATGTGCCTGATGTACTCATTATGATTTACCTCTATTACCTAGGTCAATCTTTTTACCCTTATGCTTTCCTGAAGTTCTTTTAATTAAACCTCTTGCTTTTAATCTTGCAATATTTGTAGAACCTATAGACTGACCTGATTTATATTTTTTTAAAAGTTCCTGTATATTTATTTTAGGTTTTTTAGCTCCAGGCTTTTTTATTTGTTGTGAAACATTACTTCTACCAATAGCCATTACTTACCTCTTAGCCAATCATACCACTTTCTTTTATGCTCTTCTGATTCCTTTTGTGTGCTTTTGACTCTTAGGTGGTGCTTTTTTGCTTTTACCTTCTCCTGCCCATAATTTTTTATCTGCCCAATACGCAGCTGACATCTTACCCTTTTGTATATTTTTTGCGTGGCGAGCCTTAAAACTTTTTCTAGCTTCTTTAGAATAGTTGTGACCCATTGAAGAATCACCATAGTGTATAAGCTTAATTCTATCGCCTTCCTTAGCCAAGACCATGCCTTTTTTACCAGGTCTATCAGACCTTTTAGGTTTATTAAATCCTGCAAATTTTTTCCCACGATATTCTATTCCTCCTGATGGTAATCGTTTAACTCCTGGATACTTACTCATTTATGCCATCCTATACTTTCTAGTTTTCTTTGCAATCTTTGTAGGTTGTTTGACAAACTGCTTACCCTGTTTAGTTCCTTTTCTTTTAGCTCTTGTTGTTGCTGCATATTCTTTTGCTGACAAAGACTTAATTGCTTTTTCAGGTAAATACCTTTCACCTGTTTTAGAAGAAGGCTTGCCAGACTTTGTTCGCCATTTTTGTTTAGACCATTTAGAAAGTTTATTAGTAGATTTCTTTTTGCCTGAATAAGTACCTCCTGAATCTTTATAATATTTAACAGCTAGTTGCATTGCTCTTGCAGAGTGTTTACCACCCATCTTTGCTTTTGCTCTTGCTTTTGCTGCCGCCCACTTTTTAGGGTCTCTTTTGACTGCAGTTGACATACTAAATTCCTTTACATACACAAGTCTTCATATTTAATTGTATAATTTCTATGTTGAGCTAATTCCTTATTTCTATTAATACCTATTATATTATTACACTTTATTATTTTTAACAACCAATTTATCATATGCTTTTTTAATTTCCTCTATTGTTCTTTTACATCCTATACAAATATTATCTTTAAGTGTACATACTCCTATACATGGACTTAAAATCTTCCTACCCATTTACCTACAAACCATGCCATTAATCCTGCAAAAAATATTACAATTATTATAGCCAACCCATAACCTAAATATTCCATTAACTCTTCTTTACGTTTCTGTGCCATCTTTTCTTCATAACGTTTAGCTTTTCTTGCTTCTACTTGAAATTTTTGCCAATCCTGCCATAGTCCTGGTCTGCCTAAATAAATCATTATCTTTTTGAGTTCTTCTTCTTTTTCTTTTATTTGCTCAAGAGCCATAAACTCTTCTAGGTCTGCACCTCCTATACCTTTAGACTTTTTCTTTTTTAAATTTTTTTCTATTTGTTCTTTTGCAAATACAAAATTAGTTATTTGATTCATACAACCTGAAAGCTCTTTACCATTAGAAACAAATTCTTTTATAATTCCAAAAGCTGCATTTGCTGCGGCTAGTTCTGCTAACATTACTTTTTCTTCCTTATTGGTTTGCAGTATGCAGTTATATGTAAATCAGGTCCTTCCAGTTGTGGTATTGATGGTTGTTTGTGCAGTCTTTCTGCAAAGTATAAACATCTATCTATATCTTGGAAGGTTTGTGTTTGGTCTACTACTCTTATTCCCATCATAAACACTAACACAAACTCTATCATTTAGTTATACAGGTACTCCTTGTACCTCCTCATTTTTTTGTTCTATGTGACACTCACATGTACATTCTTCACATTCACATTCATAACACTCACAAGTGTCACACCTTTTTAATTTTTTTTCTGTCTTTTATTTTCTTTAGACTTTCTTTTGCTTTTTTAAATACACTTACAACGTCATTCTTTTTCATGACTTTTGCTCTTTGCTCACCGACTGTGAGTATTTGTATTTTTCTAGCATATGGTTTTTTAATTTTTTTAACTTTTGATACTGTAGCTTTAGCATCTGCCACTGTAGCGAATTTAATACTAACTGTGTCTTTTGGATTTTCATCAGTATATAACCTCCTGCCACTGCCTTTAGGTTTTTTACCTGTACCAACTTTAGGGTCTTTTCCTCGCTTTACCATAACCTTTTACCTGTCTTCCTGCACTTGTATTACCTTTATACTTTTCAACTTTCTCAGGCTTGTCATACAAGCTAGAAATAAAACCACCACTAAACATAGGTTTAAATCCCATATTTATTTTAGTCTTTGCAGGTAACTTATGAATACCTGGGTTTTTTGACTTAGGTGGTAATGGTTTAAGACCTACAGTTTTATCCTTAGTGCCTGCTTTAAATGCTTTATACTTTACACCCTTAGCTGCACCTTTGGTTTCTGGTGTTATTCTTTTTAGCTTCTTACCTTCGCCTATCATTCTTTTAGTTTTTTTAGGCATTGCTCTTTTTTTAGGTTTGCCTGACATATGTGCAATAAAATCTGAAAAGCTTTCATAAGCAACATTACCATCTTTATCTATATACTTACCTGTATAATCATTAGCTTTAGTTTTAGATAATGTTTGTTTCTTTATCTTAGCTGTAGTAGGTTTTGTTATCTTAGATGTATCAACTTTTGTAGATTTAGGTTTAATACTTTTTAATTTTTTATCTAATATTTTTTCTTTTGCTTTTGTTTCAGAATCTTTTGTATCTATAAGAAAAGGTACAGTTGCTACTAAACCTGCACCACCTATTAATTGTTTCTTATATTTTTGAAGAAAACTTTTACCTTTATCTGTCATAGTCTTTTTAGGTATATTAACCAAGTTTCTACTTTTATTTGAAACAACTAAATTAGTACCTGGTTTTTTAGTAACATTTGAAGCAGGCTTTTTAATTATTGATGTACCTTTAGGTTTATCTTTTTTTACTGCAACTATATCTTTACCTGTAGTTTTCTTTTTTAAAGTATCAGGTAAAGTTTTTTCATACTCTTTTTTACTAATAGGTTTTTTTGTAGACCTAGCTTGTTTCTTTGCCAAGTTTTCTGCTCTTTTACTAACTTGTTTTTTCTTTGCTTTAGATGCTAAATCTACAACCTTTTTTCCTTTTCCTGCATATTTACTGCCTGCACCTTTTATAATTTCATCAAGGCTTTTAAAACCTTTTTTACCTAAACTAAGTATTTTCATAGCCATTATTTTTTCCCCTTTGTCATTGCTTTCCCATAGCCACGCATTGCCTGACCACAGCCACGTATAGTTTTACCTTTAGTACCTGACTTAAATGGTACACCTGTTCTTATTGCAGTGTCTATCATGTCAATAGTATCATATGTACCCATAGGCATAAGAGAAAGCATTGCACCTTTTACTTTACCAAGTTTACTTTTACCTATAGTTTTCTTTTTTGTTCCTGCTTTGGCTTTAACAATACCACCAGTTTTCATACCCTTACTAATACTTCTAACTTGAAACTTATCTTTTAAAGCTTTAAGTTCGGCATCACCTATACCATACTGTTTGTATTTACCTGCTCCACCTTTTATAGTTGCAGTTAAATCTCTTGCAGTAATACCTAGTTTGTCTGCTAATTGAGAAGAAGTAAACTGAGGTTCAAATCTTTTTAAAATATATTCTAATCTTTGATTATCATCCATTTCATTTTCAAAGTATTCTCTAAATGCTTTTTTATCTGCAGGAGTTTTCGGTGTTGCTCCTTTAGGAACAAGAGGTGCATCTCTGCTACCTATACCTTCTACAATATATTTATTACTTGGTACAACTTTTGTTTTACCATCTTTTGTTTTAAATTTAATAAACTTTTGTGCATTAACAATAGTACTTAATTTATTTTCTTTTAAAAGTTTTTCACCTTCAGGTGTAAGTTTTTGAACTCTTACTCCTCCTGTTGATGTTCCACCTCCATATTTATCTGCCATCATTTCTTTTAACTGAGCAGTTTTTAAACTTCTTAATTCATTACCTCGTTTACTTTTAAACTTTGCAGCATCTTCTTTTGACATACCTTTTGTTAATTGACTAACAGTACTTCCCTTTTTAACTCTTTGTCTTTTGACAGGTATGTTTTTCTTTCCACCAAAATTAAAAGTTTTCTTTCCTGCATCTATAGCTGCTTTTCTTGCTTCTGCTTCTGTTGTAACTTTCTTTGTTACCTTTTTAGATATAGGTTTACTTTTTACATCTTTAATAAAATCTTTCATATTTTTTACAATTTTTTTTGCTTCTGAAAGATTTTTATTTTCTATACTTTTACTTAATTTATTATTAAGACTTCCATATTTACCTGTTCCAACTTCAACATTATTTTTTTTAGCTAAGTCATTTGTTTGTTTTTTTGCTTTTCTTATTTTTTCAAACTGTTCCTTAGTCATAGTTTTAGTTGTAGGTTTTTTATTTATAGTTTTTGCTAACTTTTGTAAAATTTTAGCCTTCATAATATTCTCCTAGTATAATCTATTAGGTGTTGCAGGTCCTGCCTTCATGCCACCTACTTTACCACCACCAAATAATTTCTTTTTAGCTTTGCCTACTGCAAATTCTACATTAGAGTCAGGAGCATTCTTTGCACTCTTACCTGACATACCACTCATTTCTTTCATGTACATTTTCTTTTTAGGTCTAGGTTTAGGCATTGCAGTAGGTTTAGTTTTAGATTTTTTATTAACATCTGCTATACCTTTATTATCTATTTTACTTGAAATTCCAAGACCTGCAAGTAATACACTTGCCTTACCTATATTTTTAGCACCTGCTAATGCCTTAGTATTTCTAACTTTATTATCTATTGTACTTTGTCTAGACTTTTTAATAGTTTTAATTTTACCAGTTTTTTTATCTTGAGCCTGAGTAATACCTACGTTTTTACCCTTACCCTGATTTGTTTTTATTTTACCAGTTTTTTTATCCTGAATAGAATCTCTTCTTGCAATAGTTTTAGTTTGACCTGTTTTATTTTTAACACCTTTACCTGATGTAGTAAATTTACCTAAAACATCTTTACCAAATTTTATAAGTGACTTAGCCATTTATAATCCCCCTAGTATTGTATTATCACCTCCTGCAGGACTTGCAGGTGTTTCCATATCGTCTCTTCTAGTTCTTCTTGCTTGATTACGAAGAGCTTGAACTTCTTCTTTATATCTTGATTCGTATATATTAATTGCTTCATAGTTTTTCATAAATAATAAAGCTTCTACCATAGATGCATTATACAAGGCATTATAACAAAAGTCTGAAAAGTAGTTTGTATTCGTTGCAGAGCTTAATGTTGTAGGTCTTGATATATGTACTATTACTCCATCAACAGTTGATACTGCAGTAGGTGCAATAAGAACAGTTGTATTGTTTCTACGTGCATAGTATTGTGGTGTTCCTGTGCTTGCACTTACATTCCAGTAATCATTTAAAAATTCATCAGTTCTTTGTAGTAAATTTATTTTAGTACCTGCATTATTAATATTAAAGTTTTTTAATATCCTTGTTCCTGCAGGAAGATTAATAATATTTTTACCACTTGAAACTGCAACTGAAGTATAAGTAACTAAACCATAATCATCTAAGTCTTTAGTAAGTCTTAACTCTGCTCTGTTAACAAATTTAGGTATAGCACTAGTAAAGTCAGAGTTATCATTCTCTGTACTTTCAATTATATCATTTACTAGGTATGTATAATTAGCCATAAAATACTGTTATAGTTGCAGATGATGTAGGAGCAGAAACTTTAACAGGTCCATACATTCTTACACCATTATCTGATAAGTCAAGGTTACCTGCATCTTTATTTGCAGTTCCCACAAATTTTATATTTGAACCTTTAGTATTGCCTTCATTATCTACATCTACACCTTCAATAACAAATGTACCACTTCCTGTGTAATGTATATCTCTTATTCGTGTATCTGCTACAGTTACACTTGAAACAGTATCTAATACTACTCCACTGCCTGTAATAAAACCTACTCTTAAATCTGTTGCCATTAAAATCTCCTTAATATATTTATTATACAAAAAAATAGGGAAGGATGCAAAGGCTATCCCTCCCTTTTTTAAAAGTTATTAAGTTTCAGTCATCTATTAGGATGAACCTGAAGCTCCATAGTAACTTCTCCAGTCGGAAAATCCAAAGCTATATCTTTCTCTAGCTTTAAATCTTACATTACCTGTATCGAAGTCTGGCTCCATCTTTGTCTGTAATGGTGAACGTACAAACATTTTAGCTCCATTAGGACAATCAGTTTTTAAGAACCATGCATTAGTATCAGTAAATCTTCTATTTACAAAGAATCCACCCGGAACCATGCCCTGATTTCTGATTGAGTTAATGTCGTTAACATTTGTTGCACCATTTGCAGCAGTTGTTGGATTAACTCCAATAGTTGTTGACATTGTACTATTCAGAATTTGGTCTGCAGTAAATGCCAAGTCTGAAGGTATATGTAATGACTGAGTCTGAAGACCTATCAATATACCTCTATCATCTTTCGCTTTAGAAATAGTAATCAATGCAGATTCTAAAGAAGCTTCTGACAAGTCAGTTGCACCTAAAGTATTTGATTGGTTACCATCACCTAT